TACCATAAAGGTGGTACTCCTGTGAAGAAGAACAGATTATAATCCTCTCCTATTGCCCCATATTCATTTATGATTGCGAATATATCTCTTTCACCAGCTGCCGAGGGGTTATCCACTAGGGCTGTGGCCTCATATCCCATCTCTAGAGATGTGGTGTCTGCAACTGTTGGTGCAAATCTCTGTGCTGAATACCAAGGTAATTCAAAATCACAAACATTCCCTTGCACGGGGTTCGACATTTGGCAGCCATTCCAGCTATAATCATGATCTAGATCAAAAGCATGCACTCCACCAGGATCTCGCCCATACAACTGCAATATAACATCAGATAGAGTGTTATAATTGCCGCGAGATACCGCCAAAGATGTGGCGGCCCATTGCTGACCATTGCCTACTGTGGCCGGTAATAGTTTAAACCTAAATGAACCACGCCACCCTGCAAAACAATAGTATATCAAAGCATATGGTGTAAAGGGACCTTCAAAGATACCACCTGAAACACCTGCATAAGGTACATCTGGCATATATGCATACGCATTACCAGAGAAATACACAGATGCGAAGAAATTATTTGGGATAATTTGGTTAACCATAATTGATCGTCGTAAAACGTATCTTTTAAGCATGGTTCGCCAAGATTTTATAGACTCACCTGACGTAAAAACGCTCGTTGATGCGGGCATATGAGGTGCGCCAACCGTTCCCAGATCATTAGTCTCCTCAGATGCATTCTGGGGTCCATCTTCCACATCACCCATGGTTCCTGATTGAGGCACAAGTCCACGCGGTGGTGCAGGCTCTGCTTGAGGTTGCATTGTTAGCCTTTTTAATTGATCTTGATTGGGAGACCACACCTCCAAATCATCTGATGAGGAATGTACCATTACAGTGATTGGACTTGTGTTATCACCTGAACTAACTAATGTATTCAACACATAACATGTCAATACTCCATTGTCAATACCTGGAACTGCAGATATTGGGGCACCATTAAGGTGCATACCCAATTCACCACTCGCAATAGGATTTGGAACCTCAAGACCTGTTTGACTTGCACCCCATCCAACTGTAATTGAAAAATCTCTTTCTTTAGCTATATCAACTACTTTGGAATACGTCACATTACTCTCTGGTGGAGTAGTCAAAGGACTTGTATTCGGTGTTGTTGGCTCCCAAACAAAAAGTAATCTTCCTTTGTGATAACCAGAAGCTACCACAGAAAATCGGTATGTCATAGAACCACGCCAATATCTAAACGGCAAGGCACATAGTGCGGTTGTCGTTAAAGCATATCCTGCAGCTGAACCAAGGTAATTATCTCGCCTATACACATATGGGTTCACTCTTACAGAAAATAAAGCTTGATTGGCTACCGCAGAAAAGCTCCAAGTGAAATTCGCAAAAAGGGTGGGTTTCTTCATAAGATAATCAAAATCAAGCTCATCTTGAGAGCCGAGGCCTACTGTACGAGGATCCAAAGTCACTTCCTGCTTGCTCGTAAAAGCAAGGGTGGTGGCAGTATCTTCTTGATCAGTAGAAGCCAAATCACCGGTTTGCCATACCCTTCGATTTCTCGTCCCTTCAATAATACGGGGTCTGGAATAACCAAATAACTGTGCCATGGATCCCATAGCGCTGGCTGCCATTTGGGTAGCCATAGCATAGGGGCCAATAACTGGTGCTTTAGACATTTTGCCGGCTATTGCTGCCATAACATTTGCAGGTCTTGAAATTGGTCCTGAACCAAATTCATCGCCGGATTGTGGCAATAAACCTCCTATATTCGATTGAGTTGGTGTAGACAAAGAAATATCCGTAACCCAAGCATATACTGTGAGAGTCAAAGACTGTGTATTGGATTGTGCATGTTGTAGTCCCACTGGACTATATATCCACAAATTACCCAATGTATCAGGATCACCTGATATAAGATCAAAATGATCATCAGGGTAAAAGAATGGAAGTACCATTTCACCAGCTTGTGATGTACAGGCATCAATCCAAATATGGGGTCTCATTGTGGCACCAGGATAATCTAACCACGAATTGGCCTGACTCTTAAATGGATTCGATGTCCAGGGTGTATAAGAAGCAAACGCTCGACCCCAGTAAAAAGAATTACCATTCAAAATGAACTTTACATGAAGTTTACCGCGAAAATTTTTAAAATTCGATAATCGATTAGCAACACGTTTATTCTTCATCCATAGTGACCACACTCGTAATCCAGGGACATCCAATCCTCCTCCAACAGCCCATGTACTTGCGGCAATTTTCACCGGTCGAGCAAAGAAATCTTCTAAGGCTTCGATACTTTGGGTGGTGTTCATACGAGTTTCATCATTGATTTCGCTTTCCACAACACATGTGTAATTGGGGTCAGCTTCAAAGAATTCTGTTATCTTCTCTTTTTGGTCCTCCTGACCCTTGGCCTCATAGCAGAATTGACCTGCCTGAGGCTGTAATTTCGCGCCATCCGACGCTAACCGAATCTTGTCGGCTACATTCAAGGGATCCAAAATTGACTGCGTGCAAGGATCTTCGCACTTATTTACATTTTTATTAATATTTACATTTTTCCCAGGACAAAGCTTATTAGGCTAAATCCCAACGTAGGCATTTCTTAATTCTTCCGCCGCTGTTGCAAGAGCGGGGTGACCAAAAGCCAGATTCAGGTGCAGATTCGCCTCGGTTTCATTACCGACTAAGTCGGGTGTAACCCACACTGAGAATTTGTCTGGTGTGATCATAAGGCGGACCATATCGGGTTGTAGGAAAGTCCAAACGTAACGAGTCAACTCCTCTGGGAGGGGTAATACGAGATTTTGTTTCTTTCGGTGGATATTCCGCCAGTGGTTGAGATGGAGGCTTTCGCGCGATCCAATCCCAAATGCTATGCATGTAGTTTCCATACTACCAAGTGCATAGCGGATGCCAGCCAGTAGCTGGGCTTTCTTGAGGTCCTTCTCTGTGAATCTGATGCGCATTTCCTTGAGGTGGAAGCTGAATCTTTTGAGCCGGAAATCGCCGCCCCACAACCTATCTACATTAGTGGGGTCTTCACCAGAAGTCCATTTGCGATACCTGATCTCCTGCCAGGTCATCATAGGGATAGCTCCATAAGCAACAGTGGGCATGTAGTTGCTCGCGTTTGGGCAATAACCACAAAACCAAGCCATAGCCACATAGTGATGGCGTTCAATGGGATCATCAGTGCTAGCAGCAACGCGCACACAGTGTCTTGCTAGAGTCCCTTCACGGCCTTTCCATATAGTCGGCCAAGGAGGGAATCCGAGCACGCTGAACCATACTCGATTCGTTTCATCTTGTGTCAGTTTCGGTCCTAGAGGTGTTCCAGAGTTAAAAATCTCCATTTCTTCTACGGACATTGCTCCGCCTTGTGGTTTCAGCCCTTTCAGTATAGCCTGTGCTTTGGTATAGCAGCACTTGCTATTGAAATATCGCTCCTGGATCTTCTCTGGTGTGGGGGGGTCATAGTAGTTGCCAATGGTGTAACCACCGGAGTCTTTAAGACCTCTGAAATCTTCAAACATTTCATGGTACTTCCAATAGACATCCTCACCATGCAGGTAGAACTCAAATAGAGCTTGCTGCATGTTTCCAGCCATAATCTGAGCCTCTGTTTCATCACAATTTTTTCCGATTTTCTTACTCAATAGAAGGGAGCGGAAAATGGAATCAATGGTCAGAGTGCCCACACGCTTCTTCAGCTGCGGGTGTACACAGAACGACCTCTTCAGGAATGAAATTTCTTCCAATGTCTTGAAAGGCACGGTCGAGATTTCTTTGTTGGCATCGGTGTAATCAACTCCAATGCGGGATAGTTCCTCGCCGACAGTCATCATGTTGAAGACTTCTTCCTCAGGGTGAACTTCGAAATTGTTATCATCGCCATATGTCATCAAGGCCACACGCAAGTGGAATAAAGGGATGACACCCATGGTTAGTTTGACATTCAATCGTCGCTCGTGCATGGCATAGTACGCATATCTCATGTAGAGACAATTGCACAAACCATTGATCACGACAGTTAAGGCATGACCTGAGGGTCCTGTCCCGAAAACCTTGGCAATCAAGCCATCAATCTCATAGATTGGGTAAACACATTCCGTTGCTAAGCCATCAAATAGACTGAGCATCTCATCTGTGAAACCACATTCCACAAGACACATCCGGAGAATCTCGAACGCACCAAGGGTCACTTCTGGTCTGAGTTTTTGATCATAGGAAGAGAAATCCCCATCACCACAGCGCTTGCCTCCAGAGAATTGGCTCAAATGATCAGCCAAGTATTCCCAATCGCGACCAGCGGCATCAACGCCGACGGCACTTTCGAATTCAGAGGGGAAGTAGGTCATGGAATTAACCAAGGTCAATGTGAGCATTCGCGCAATCACAACCATGGCAACAGGGGCTCCAGAAAAAATCCGAATTTTGTCTTCAGCTGCTTTCTTGAAAGAGATGGCGGCATCTTTGCAATTCGTTTTAAAAATCACATTAGAACGCTCACCGTCTAACCAGCATTGCATCGTGAATTCCACTTCGGCTTCAACATCAGCTTTATCCTTGTCGAAAACCAATTCGTATACGATGTTTGAAGTGCCATCTTCTGCGATAACTTCACGCACATATCTGGCGGTCTTCAAGCCCAATTCTTCCTTCAGCTCACAATCGAGCATGAATTTCCATTTGGGACCGTTGAGCGGATAACTCATCGACGTCTTGGGATTGACTGGTTCAAAACCCTTCACATTGGGAACTCCATTGAGAGCATCATCATAACTTAGCGGATGAACAAACTCCTTGAACTTGCTCTTTTCGTTGAACACTTGCTCTTTCAGCTTCATCATCAGATCTTCCTTTGCCAGGGCCATGATGCGGGGGTTCATATCCGGGAGCACTTCTGCTGCTTTGTCTAGGTGTCGATGTCTTGAGGGACGAACCGCTTTCCTAGTTGGAGCCGTATCCTTGAGTTCGATACCACGTTCAATCAACTCAGCCTGTATCATAGAAGGCCGAATATCTGTGGTAAAACGAGATTGGGGTAGTTTATGTTGCCCGTATATCTCCACATTATGCTCTTTCTCTTTTTCAAGATAATGAACAGGATTGAAGTCATGGACCACAGTCTCCACAGTAGTGTCAACACCATAGGTCTCGCTACGCAAGGGAGTTGTCTCCTTCACACCGATTTTCATCTTCTTCTTTGAAGCATTCATGGCGCTCTTACTCAGTAGCACACATGCACCTTCCTTCTCATCGGTATCTCCTGCTGCATGCATTCCAATGAGAACTGGATTGCGTCCTGCAGTGAAGATCATAGATCCGCACATACCTTTGTGGGTCTCTGCATGATACGTAAACCCTGGGTATTGCCCGACATCTTCGACGGTGCACATTTTAACTTCCTTGATAGTCGCAGAATGTTTATATGCAGAAGGTGGCACATATTCCTCGGGGGAGTTGAGAATGACACTCTTGTGTACATGGTACATAAAGATTGGTGTGCCTGGTTTCAAATCCTTCATCTCGAGTTCATCGTGCATGTAGGCTTGGAAATTCGTTGTATCTCCACCAGAAGGTAGACTAACTATAACAGCGTCTGAACCATAAACTGGTCGAATGTTGGCTTCATTTACCAAAGCGGTGAATTGTTTAATTCCAGCGCTCGGATGCGTCCTAAGTGACACCTTATATGTAGTGTCAGGCTTGAAGCAATGATCAACAAAGATCCATTCAATGCCACCCAGTGGGAAAGCATTACACCACTCAGGTTCACCATGAACAATATCAAGCTTCTCATCATATTCTTGTATGACCACCATGTGTAGATTGCGATCTATCTTCGCTTCCAGTTGTTCAAGTGTCGAAGACTTGGACGCTTCTGGATAAACAGCTACATTGGAATAAATTCTTTTGTATTTGTCATCGCGCTCTATGAGGGTTCGCGGCACTTTCGCTGCTGCCGCAATGCGTGATATGATCGCGCCTTCTGATGTGTACTGTTGCTCTTTTGGAACGAACATGTTGTGAATCGCTAGACCGGTAAGGCCAAGAGCCCCAAGTGTCAAGAGACCTGCTGTAACAGGATCTCTTTCTACTTTCTTCCGCATGTCACGCAAGACATCGGAAATCTTTGCTCGAGTCTGACCAATCAAATCAACAGCTCTATCACGCCACGGTTGATCTTCTGGGATGAAATCATCTTCTGTTGGCACAGCGTCCAATCCAAAAGTAAAATCATCAGGAGTCAATGGTTTATCTGAGAATTCCTTACTAATTAAGTCTTGGAAATATGTACTCGAGATACCACCAGTCTCCTTCTTCAAACCGGGTTGAATAAAAGCTTCAGATTGATTCACCAAGGGGACAAAATCACCATCAAGAGCACACTTGGCACAAGGCAGTGTGTACAATGAATGGTGTTCACAATGTTGTTGATTGTGAAGATCCGTAGAAGAAGAGACTATCTCCTCCTGAAGAGCAAAATATCCAGGTGTGATGTTTTCCAAATAGTCGATCAAATCAACAATGGTCGCACTTTTCTTAACTGGACGGATGCCCCACAGATCTTGCATGTCATGACCCAAGACTCGTTTTACATCAACGACTCCTAGATCAATATCCCAAGCATCAGGCATGGAAGTCTTCGCGAATTTAGGATGGAGTCCACCGGTTGGCCCAGTAGAATCCTTTCGCAAAGCGACGTCAATCACAAGGTCAAATCTTCGCATGATTGAAGCGGGATTAACCGAAAACAAAGAAGCGTGTAAGTCCTTGGTGTTTGTCGTGACGACAACCAATTTACAACGAATGTCCATCTTGCCCTTTTTGTCCGCTTCCGGACTAAGAGCACTACAGTGCATGTTGTTGATAAACTGAATCAAAACGAATAGGGGATTGCCATCAGCCTTTTCGGGCTTAGTGTTTCCCATGTCATCAAAACATACGCAAATGTGTTGAGATCGAAAATCGGATTGATATTTGTCGTTTCCATTGATCGTACAAGAGTACTCCTTTCCTTCAGGAAATCCATTGGCTCTGCACACAGCATGTGTAACTAACGTCTTAATGGCACTCTTGCCAACTGACGAAGGTCCTCGAATTAGGACTGCATACGGTTTTATCCGTAGTCCACTTTCGTGCCAATGTGCTTGGAGATCACATGCGAGCTTGTCAAGAGTCACTAAACGCTGATTGTACTCACGTACTAACAGTGGTTGATCAAAGACTTTCTTTTTCATAGCAAGCATTGCGAACGATGTTGAAGTCAACATAACAAGAATCGCAGACTCATCTTTAATTCCGTATTTTTCATCAGCTAACTTCATCTGGCCAGTCATGTTCAAATGAATGGCATCCACGCACTTCCGGTATTGGGTATCTAGCTCATCGGCATCTTCATCGAAGATCAGCAAAGCATAATTCTTAGTCAGAATTGCTGGTATCACTGAATCAGCAAGCCAATCCAAAGTGCCAAATAAATGGTGAAAAATGGAAGGGTGTGCCTTACGTATTGCCGTCACATGAATGATCTTAAACACTTCATCAGTTAGACCATTTGTTGCTTTTTCAGGCATCATACCTCCTAATATCAGAAGATTTAATAGCCCTGCAAGTCGTTTACCGAACGCTCCTTGGGTTAAGGTCATCCAGTTTTGGGAGAACCATCCCGTCTCTCCTTTCAAGCCGGGTGTAATAGGTTCCCATTCAACATCAACACGTTCTCCCGAAGAATCTTCCATCAGGATTTGTTTGACCCATCGCATTACTTTCTTAGTCAAGCTCTTGCCAGCAGTCCAAGTTTTAATATACTGGACAATAGGAATGAGCATTTCAGAAAGACTATTGCGAGATTGGAGATCCAATAATAGGAGAATTAATCCTTCAAGTCGGGACAAAAGTGCATCATACACTTCATCACCTTCCTCAAATTGGACTGTTCTCTTAATTGAATCCATCAAACGCTTTATGCTGTCTGTTGTGTCGGAGATCGTGCATACCGTATCCTTTAATTTGCACAAATCATCCAAGAAGCCAATCTCAGGTTGAAGAGATTTAAGGGCTCCATAATAGGAATCGATCTTTTTGCGTTTAGGAGGGGGAGGTTGAACGCGGAGGGTTTGCTGTCGACATAACTTTTTATAATTGATCTTCATTTTCTCGCGTTCGTGCACGAGTTTAGCATCAACGTAATAATGCGCATCATCAATAGCAGTCTGCATCAATATTTGGTTCAAATTGCGATCATCAGATGGATCACCCATCAACACTAGTTGTTTTGCTACATCCATTTCTTCTTGCAGTTCTTCTAATTTACATAAAACTTTTTCTGTTGTTTCCATTAATTTTTCTTCTTTTTCTAGTTTTTCTTGTTTAAATTGTTCATATGCATCTTCTTCTAACTTACGCCAGTGATCCGCGCATTTTTCATTATATACATCTTGCGGGGATTTTTCAGATGATTTGTTCTTAAGTTCATCTAGAACCAAATCAAATTTTTCTTCCAGGAAAATACGTTGCCAATCAATTGGCTCATCATCATCGGAGTCATATTCTGAATAATCATCATCTGACTCCACATCTTCTGGAGAAGACTTCGGACGACACCTCGTTAGTATGGAGGCCATGTCGTCGAAGAAAGGGGTGTTGTTGTTGCCCACCACCATGGGAGTGGTTGGTGGGTTGGTAATCAATAATTTTGTGAGCTCTTCGAGCTCTTTGTTTTGCGGGGGTGAATCTACGCTATTCACTCTTGCGGTATCGTTATTGGCGGGAGTGCCGGTTGAACGAGAAAACCGATTATTTTGCCTCCTTTGCGGTGAGGGTTCTGGAGCATTCAAGCATCCAATTTCCGGAGAACGAGTCGTTTGTGTGCCGTGGCACGCGGTAGGGGGGGTTAGCCCCATTTGACTAGACCGCATGATGTTTCCATCAATAGGTTGACCCCGTAGAATAGTACGAGGGACGTTTTAGATTGTATTCTTGGCACAATCCTTAACAAATCTTCAAAGTGGACACACTCTGCAGGA